AAAATTAACATTATTATCCGACATTAACTCACGAAGTTCATCCCTTATTTCTTGATAAGCGTCGTACTTATCTTGAGGTAAATTGTCGGGAGCATATTTTGTTTTAGCCCTTAAAGATTGGTCTAATTCCCATAAGACCGACCAAAATTTAAGACCCTTTGTTGCCAATTCAAACACCTGATTATCTTCAGGTAAATTAAATTCAAGTATTGCTTTCATAATATATGTTTTTTGTGACCCCGCCGAGATTCGAACTCGGGACTCCTTCATTAAAAGTGAAGTGCTCTACCAACTGAGCTACGAAGTCAAATACCCCACTTCACCAGCTTAACGGACTGGCTGCCATATGGGAGTGGGGGTTTCCCGTTAATTCGGGACTCCGTGGTAACGGTCAGAATCGAACTGACGACACCTTGCTCTTCAGGCAAGTGCTCTACCAACTGAGCTACGTCACCAAATATAAAGTTGAGGTCGCCCACACTTGTTCGGGGCGGGACCTTTCGGTCACCTTCGACATCCCCTCAACTTTAAGATTTATGTAGTTCCTGTAGGATTCGAACCTACGACTACTTGCATGTAAGGCAAGGACTCTTCCACTGAGCTAAGGAACTGTATGATGATGTTGGAGTACCCGTCTCGCTCCAATCTTAACTGCTTCATCAGAGTTTTCTCTGGGTCCCAGGCAGAGGGTGCTGTCCGTTTAATAGTTATTGAGTTAGTCGACAACGACAATAACATAAGACCATCATCTTGTATCGCGTACGGGGTTCGAACCCGTAATCTTCACCGTGAAAGGGTAACGACTTAACCAATTTGTCCAACGCGACGTTTAAATTGAAATACTTTCGCCCCCTGTATATCCTTTCGGAAGATGCTTAAGGTCAGCCTTAACTATTAAGGGAGCCACCCGTATTTCAAGTACAAAATTACAACCAATATTTCAAAGAACCAAACAATTTTAAAACAAAAAACCCCGAACCTTTTTACGAGTTCGGGGTATATAAAAAATTTGGTTTATTTTTATTTTAAAAAATTACTCAAAAATTATATCCGAACTACAATCGCGCATACGCTCATACCAACAAATTGATTTTTGCTGTGTACTAAAGACCATATGTTTTATTGTAGTTTTCATTATTTCTAATATATAGTTCAAAGATAGTAAAAATCTCTGAGTTGTCAAATTATTTTTAATAATCAATTTTATGGTCTTGAGGTAATGTCATACTTTGACCAACAATTACATCCCTAAAACCTTTAGTTACGGGTTCCACATAGTGTGGGTGAGTTAAACCTCCTGGAAACACGATAACATCCCCTTTTTCTAATCTGTAAGTAACATTCTGTCTAGGAAAAATTAGTTTACCTCCTTCATAATCATCAGTTAAACATCCAACCATACTTAACCCACTAAAATCCCAATGAATATCTTTTTCACCGTTAATTAAACTATTAGGTGTATAATGAAGTAAGAATAAATCTCTCCATTTTGTTTCAACAAATTTACTTAATTGTTTTATAGTCTCCTCACTTGAATTTAATCCTATTCCTTTTTCAACATCATACGTACTAAAATAATGTCCCAAATATTTGGATTCAATTTCAGAAAACCAAAAATTATCAAAAATATAAAATGTGTTTTTATCCTCAATATGTAAATCTAATCTTCCATCAAAACCGCTCTTATTTCTAACCGACATTAGTCTTTCAATAAGTTCATCAGTCATGATTTTTGGAAATACAAAAATATCTAAATCTATTTGTTTCATATTATTATTTTTTTATATCCTTTAGGGGCAATATCGGAATCTTCTCCAGGTACTTGATAGAAGTATTCGTCCCATATCTTATCAGAATTTAGGAGATTAGTGTTTTTTATTTCTAATAATTTCCAATCCATTCCTTTATCTGCCTTTCCAACATTCATTATCCAATCATGTATTTTTTTAGCCCCTTCAGGCCAAACAACGTATGCTAACGACGAAGGTTCTAAATCTATTAACCAAAAAGCGTCTAATTGTTTTTCAACAATACTCTCAAACGTAAAATTAATATCTTTCTTTATTTTAACATCATCCTCAAAAATAAAATACGGTAAATTCTGCTCAGAACATTCTTTCAATAGATTTAGATGAGTTAAGGTATTACCATAGATACATTCTTTTATTATACCCCACTCTTCAAACTCATTATTTAAAAATAATTCTTCAATCTCATCCGTAACAATTAAATCACGTCCATCAATTGCATCATAAAAAGAAAACTTTAGATTATTTTTTTCAAATAATTCCGAAATTTTTTCCCTCCTATCCTGTCTTCTTTTTAATGAAATAACAAAAATTTTATAATCCATATATTATATAACTATTTTTTACTTTATCCATAATATTCTTTAAGTATAAAGTTTAAAACTTCCCCCATTGAGATTTATGTTTATTTTCTTCCGAAATTTTAAATCCCAACCAAATCTCTTTCAATATTGATTTAATCTTTTTCATAGTATTTATTAAGTATGAAGGTCAAAATTAATGAAAATATCTTTAATGTCAAAACTTTAATTGACAAAAAATCCCAATCAATAGGTATGATGGGTAAAACATTTGACGATTCGTTTAATGGTTTATTATTCTTAATGGAAGGTAATAAACAATGTTTTTGGATGAAAAACTGTATTATTCCTTTAGATATAATCATTATAAAGAACAATGTGATTGTAAATATACATCACAATTGTCCTCCATGTAATGATGAATTTGATTGTCCTTCCTATTGTGGGAATGGTAATATTATATTAGAAATTGAGGGTGGTTCTTGTGAAATACTTAATATCCAAGCTGGAGATAGTATCACTTACGACCTATCTTAATCCTCAGAAGAATTCTTAGACTCCGCAATTTTTTCTTTTAATACTTTTTGGAATTCGTTTGCAATCATTTTTGTAAACTTAACAGATGGTGAATCATCTTTTTCAGAATCATATCTATATTGTCCTTGTGGCGGTCTCTTTCCTCTACCTAAGTAGTTAAGTCCCGATATGTTAGTAATACATTTGTGCCCACCCGAGTTGGATTGAATAAGGTCCCAAGCATTAATTCCAATTTTGTCCATCAATGAGATTTCTTCTTCAGATAATTCACTGAATGGTTTCTCCATCATTTCCTCAATTCTACCTAATATTTCTTCTCCCCCATCCATAAACATGAATTTACCACCGTAAAGAGCATCAAAATCTTTAAAGGTAAACCCAACACTTTCAGGTCCTGTACTTGTCTCACTAACCCACTTCATAGTTGATAGTGGTATCTTTCTCTCCTTTAATTGGTCTTTCCACTTACCGATTACCTCTTGAGCTATTTCCCCAAGATTAACACCTTTAAGTTCTCTTTCTTTCTTAAATGGATTACAAGAAGCTTGAACAAGTCCCATCGGCCACGCCATGATGAGAAAGTCTGCTTCAGGATTATTTCTGAATGGTGTATATCTGTCGTAAGACCCAGGTTTAAACATACTACCCCCACCATATTGGAAGATAATGTTATCAGACACCGTTGGGTAGTCCTTCATTTTGTCGGCATAATCTTGTGCATTTTTTTGTAGGTCTTCAGGTTTTGCTGCGTTTGTTCTTGTCATCCAAGTTTTAATGTTATTAAGTATCGACATTAAAGATGGTTCAGAATCCATAACCAAAAATTCTAAGAATCCTGGTTTGTTTTTAAACGCTAAAAGTAATTTGTTGATTACTAACCCCAACAACATTTTGTTTCTTTGGAGCGAGGAATCTTTATCTATTCTGTAGATGTAGTTAACAACTTCTTGTGGTGTTATGTCATGTTTGGCATAATCCGCAGAGTCTACAGTATTAATTAGTAAAATATCTGACGATGGGAATAAATCAGTTGGTGACACGACTTGTGAGATTGTTTCAACGTTTGAACGAGCTCCTCTAAATTGTTTTGATGTTCCTTTCTCAACCCCAACTTGTTTGTCGTGGTGGTCAGTGTGAATCACAAACATTGGTTTACCGTGAGCAAAGTCAACAAGGACTGGCATTATATCACCTTGAGCATCATTCTTTTTAACAGAGAACTCTTTGTCACCGTATTGAATGATATGTGCACCTACAACATCAATACCATTATCTTCAAGGTATTTCTTCATTGCAATTGCCGTTGTTACACCGTCCAAATCTTGGTGGAAATAAATCTCCGCCTTTTGATATCTCTCCTTAAGAGCATTGATGTTTCTAAGTCCTGTTTCTGATAATATTCTTTTCATTAATTAACTAAGTTTGTCCCCAATCCAACTAATGATTTTATCAAAAATATCTTGGTCTAACCCTAATTTATGTAAGGCTTTATATGTGTCAGGTCCTGCAATTCCATCAGGATTTACTTTTTCAGCCTTTTGAAACATTTTAAGACCTTCAACTGTTTTTGGTCCCCATAACGCATCTACAGGTACTTGATATAACTTACCGTTAACCATTACCTTTTTCATTTTAAAGTAATCATTAAGTGCCGTTTGAAATTCAAACACATCCTGTCCACTCATTTGATTTTGTTCCTTAATAACTCTCTTAACAATATTAGTTAAATCAGACTCTGTTAGTCTTATAATTTTCTTTGCCATTATATATTATTTAATTTACATTCCAGGGATTGGATTCATTTGTCCTGTAAACAATCCTCTTAAAAATTTAGCTAATGGGTCAAGATTTGGTTCTGAACTTGTGGATGAAGACGTACTTTGTTGATTATTTGTTTGACCTTCAACTCTTTCTGAACCAAATTGGTCTTCAAAGTTTTGTTTAGCTTCAGGTGTTTGATTATATTCATCAACTTTTTTCATAAAATTTTCATCACCCATTTTTTTAGATAATTCTTCCGCACCTACCCAGTTACCTAAACCAACATAATCAAGGAATCCTAACCACCATTTTGTAGATTGCATTAAAATTCTTAATCTTCTTTGGGATGGACTTCTAAATAATCTTGGAATCCCCCCAAAAAATACATTTGTAAAGAATCCTGGTTTAGTAAGAGTGGCGGGATTAAATACTTTTTGAGTTTTAAGATAATTTTTTAGAAGTTCAACATCTTTGACAGCGGCAGTTCCTTTTTGGAAGTTTTTTGCAAGAACCCCAGCTCTTTTTTGGAACATAACACTTTTTTTACCAGCATTACTTAATAATTGGAAATAACTTTTTATTGTGTTTTTCATTCCTTTGAAAGGTCCTGCAGGTATTTCATCAATTGTTTTAATAACTTTCTCGCCGAAAGACCCTCCCATTTTCTGAAGGAAAGTTCCTATTACACCTGGTTGTTTGGCTAACTGTTCTATAGTTTCAGTGGCTGCTCTATATTCTTTACTACCTACAGCAGCTCCTTTAGAAAGTTTTATTGCAGACTCTAAAGCCTTAACAGATGGTCCTCCAACTTTTAGTGCCCCCAATACAGGTTTTGCTACAAAATCACCTGCATATGGTATTGCCCCAACAATTGATAAAACTCCAAAAAGAGTATCTCCTTGAATAAAGTATGATGTTGCATTAACAATATCAACAATAGGTGTTGGGTCAATAATAC